CTAAATAGTCTACAGAATAAGCACCTACTAAACTACCAGAGCTTGTAAATGTATGTATTGTGTTTCCACCAGATGATGTTACAGTTCCGCCTGTAAATAGTTGTGAGCCAGCGTATGAGATGATAACAACACCAGAGCCACCTGCACCGCCTTTATAATTATTTACTTGACCACCGCCACCGCCACCGCCTGTATTAGCTGTGCCAGCTACACCTGTTGTTGTAGTGCCACTTCCTCCACCTCCTGCACCGCCAGTTCCAAATACATTACCCGTATAAGAACCACCGCCACCACCTCCAGCATAAGTTACAGAAGAACCTGAAATACTTGACGCAGTACCAGCTCCGCCATTACCTGAACCAGAACCAGTACCAGAAGCACCTACAGCACTAGCACCACCACCGCCTCCAGAACCATATTCACCAGCAGTTATACTATTGATACCGCCATTATTACCTTGACCTGAAGTGCCTGTTGCGGCTGCTTGAACTATACTAGCTTGACCAGCTCCTGCTCCACCTCCAGAACCACCATTTCTACCTAAACCATGAGTGGTTGTACTTGTAAATATTTGACCACCACCACCGCCACCACCGCCTGTAGAAGTTACAGTAGTTAAGCCTGTTCCTGATAATACAGAGTTAGAACCACTAATACCTCTATTACCAGCAGTATCATAAGCACTTGTTGATGGTGCAGCACCGCCACCACCTACAGTTACTGTATAAGTTGCAGGATAATAAAGAGTTGTTGTAGAAGTTAAAAATCCACCAGCTCCACCGCCACCTCCAGAATTAGACCCTCCTGAACCTCCGCCAGCTACTACTAGATAACTAGCCTCTACTGCTGTAGCAGGGACTAATGAACCTGAAGCTGTGAATGTATGTATTTGGTTACCACCTGAAGTAGTAAGAGTGCCACCTGTGAATTTAGGTGTAGCAGATGTGTAAGATATGATGACTATGCCTGAACCGCCTGCACTTCCAGAATAATTTGTATTAGCTGCAGTTGAACCTGAACCACCGCCACCACCACCTGTGTTAGCTGTTGCATTAGCTGCAGCACTTCCTGAAGTAGCTCCATTAGCTCCACCTCCAGCTCCGCCTGTTCCTGCTGTGCCACCACTATACATACCACCGCCACCACCACCAGCGTATGTTACAGATGTACCAGATATAGATGATGCTGTACCTGCACCACCATTACCACCTACTGAACCTGTGCCATTTACTCCAACAGCAGATGCTCCTCCACCACCTCCAGCTCCATAATTAGGAGAGCCAGAACCAGAAGTACCTCCGTTATTACCTTGTCCACTTGTTCCTGTACCACCACTTAAAAATGTACTTGAGCCACCAGCTCCTCCACCTGAACCGCCATTACCACCAACACCGCCTCCAGCACCACTAGAATTAGAGCCATAACCACCACCAGTAGATGTAATTGTTGTAAGACCTGTGCCTGATAAAGATGAATTAGAACCTATTGAACCATTAACTGCACCAGTTCCTCCATTACCACCTGCTCCTACAGTAATTGTATATGTAGTAAGTAAAGATAATGTTGCTGAATTAACTTTATATCCACCAGCACCGCCTCCGCCACCACCAGCAGAAACACCACCATTACCTCCACCACCTCCGCCACCACCTGCTACAACAAGGTAAGATGCTGCTACATTGGTACTTTTAGATGATAAAACACCATAAGCTCTTGCGGCTTGTATGGCTAGTCTTGACAATAATGACATTGTTAATTCCTATTTGAATTGTGTTTGTGCTGCAAATACTGTGAATGTTGCTGAACCTGTTTTGACAATAGTATAAGAATAAGCATCTATACTAGAAGCATTACCTGAAGTCCATGCTGTACCACCTTGATATTTAGGTGTTACTGAAGAACCGTCAATAGTAACTGCATTATTGTAATAAGCTGTAGAACCTTGTGTTACTAAAAATACAACTGTAAGAGCTTCACCTGTTGACATAGCTGTATCTAAAGATGTTCCACTAGAACCTCTAAAGTTTACTGTCCAGTTTGCACTTGCATTGCTTGTATAGTAAAGAACTGACTGTGTAGTTACATCATAATTAATAGTGCCTGTAGCTGCTGTTGCTGATACAGTTACACCTTCTAAAGCGTTTACAAATTTAGATGCGATAACAGATGATGAACCTGTGAATGTTTGTTTAGCAGTAAATGTAGTTGCAGTTGCTGGAGCTACATAAGTTGTGCCAGCAGTAAACGTAGTTAGACCTGTACCGCCTTGTGCAGCACTTAATGCAGTAGTTAAACCTGTAAGTGAAGTAATATCACTATTAGCACCACTAGCTGCAGCAGATAAATTTGACCTAGCTGTAGTAGCATTTGCTGCACCTGTACCACCTGCTGTTAGTGGTATTGTGTCACCACTTGCACCAGACTGTAAGTCTTTAACTTGTGCCATTAATGCACGAATGGCATTGTTTATGCCAGATGGTGCACATCCTTCATCAATGTTAATGTTTGCTATGTCTGTATTTAACGCAGCACCAGCACTCGTTGATGAGTATTCTGAAATTTTTGTCTTTGCCATTTGTTTTCCTTAATTATCCTTGTTGAAGCCATGTGTTACTACTAGAAGAAGTATCTGTCCAAGTATTTGAGCCTACTGACACATCACTCCATGATTCTGAACCTGCACTTACAGTTGTCCAAGTTTCACTACCTGCTGAAGCAGTTGTCCATGTTTCTGAACCTGCTGTAGAAGTATTCCACTCTTCACCTAATCTTGTGCCATTAGCAATGATTGTTGCCAATGCTGAAATACTACCTATGCCATACCAAATAGATATTGGATTAGCTGATACTATAGCTTCTGCTGTAATATAGGCTTCACCTGCATATTCCATACCGCCAACACCTGTGACTGTAGCATTGCCTGTTATATCTGCTTCACTTGTTCTTACTCTTATAGCGTCTGAAGAAACTGTTGTGCTAGAGGTGATTGTTCCTTCACTTAATCTATAGCGAATACCATCACTTTCAACTAAAGCATTACCAGTAATTGTTCCAGATGACTCATAAATAGCTATAGGGCTTGCAGAAACACTTGCTAACGCATTTACTTCACCATTACCTACTAATACCCTTACTGCACTTGCAGAAACGTCTGAAGAGCTTGTAATATCTGCTGAGCTTTGTGTAATTCTTGTAACATTTAACTCTACTTGAGCATTGCCTGTGATAACTGCTTCACCAGTTGATGTTTTTATACCACTAGAAACAACTGTAGCGTCTGCTGTAATAACAGCTTCACCAGTTCTTAATCTGTTTGCGTCTACAATGACTTCAGTACTAGAAGTTACAATTGCATCTGCTAAATTTATACAAGCACCAGATGTCCATAATTCGTCATCTAGTGATAATGTAAGACTATCTAGGCTACCAAATTCATCTAGCTGGTCTAGTGTCCATGAGCCACAGACCTTACCATCATAAAATGTATTATCTAAACTATACGGTACACTTTCAAGGCTACCATATACGTCTAGTTCTTCTAGAGTTAATGGTACAGGCATATTAAGCCAATGTTACAGAAAGGCTACCAGATGCGATTTTAAATATATCGCCAGTATCAATAGTTTTAGAAGTTGTTAGTGGTGTATGGTATAAAAGGTTACCAGTTGTTAAAGCATCATAGATACCAATGTGTGTAACTGTACCCCATGAACCAGTTGCTTGATCAAAAGTAACATCTGCAGTAGTAACTGAAGCTCCATTAGAAGGAGCACCAAACGTAGCTGCTTTTCTTGCATATGAACTACCAGATAATTCTGTGCCACTACCTGCATCTGTTGGATCAGATGTAAATAATGCTACATAAACTGTTGCTGGTGATGTATATGTTGTATTGCGTAGAGTTGCATTTATAAGTGCGTTCTCTAAATAGTTACTCATTTCTGCCATGATATTTTCCTATGCTATTGATATTGATAAAGGACTGCTTGCGAACTCACCAGACTCGTCTGAAGATGATAAAGATGCGATACCTCTATCATATAGGGCAGCCCAAGTTTGTATTCTTGCGTCATTTAGTAAGTATGGTTCTGCTTCACCTAGTGCACCATAAAGAATTAGATCTGGGCAGTTGGCCAAGAATACATTAGATGATACAGATGAACTTAATTCTGGAGGTGCTGCATAATAAAGCATAGATAATGTATAAGCACTATCTGGAATAGGTGCAAATGTAAACTCAGATGCTAGTACTGTATACTTTGTAGGTTTACCAGATTCTGTTGTTCTGGCATTTGTATAAAAATTGCTAGGACTTAAATATTCCATAGCACTTGCTGGATTAGTAGATAAATGCATATCTCTCATTGCTAGAAAATCACTAGGCAATGCAACTGTAGAATCACCTGCAGTCATTGGAGTTGTTACAACCTTCAACATTTGTCTGATACGCAAATCTCTTTTCAGTCTTTTTTCTGCTAGTGTAATAAAGTCTGGGATCTGTGTTGTTAAGTCTGTACGAGCCAAGTAATCAGCTACAGATGCTTTTAGTTCTGTGTATGTTGTAAATGCCATTATACTGTGCCTTCTCGTGTGCGAAACACTTTGTTATCTGGGTCATTAAGAAATCTTCTAAAGCCTTTTTGGTCTATGACATGAAATCCACGCATAATACCTTTTTTGTTTAATTCGTCAAAGACAGTCATAGGAATACTTGCTATCTTGTTGTCAAATATATCATCACCCCAACGAGTGTGTTTATCTGTATATTTACGTTGATTGTTATTGTCCTCAATAATATCTGTAATGTCTTGTCTAGTTTCAACCACTAAACCACTATCAGTATCATGAACAACGTTTGTTCTAAATGTTATAGGTTTCATTTATATCCTTAGGTAGAAAAGGCCTACCACAAACGATAGGCCTAATCTAATTACAACTACTCTGCTAAGTCAGCAATAATTGCGTGAGCAGCTTGGTTCTTAACTTCTAATGTATATTCTACTAAAAGTTGAGTCACATCTGCGTCACCAGATTTAGCCAATTCATTTGTTTGGAATGGGCGTAAATATGCAACTGCTGCGTACTCTGG